TACATGCAAAACCCAACTTCAGAAGAAGGTGCCATCATCAAACGTGAATATTGGAGACCGTGGTCGGGTGGCATTCCACAACTAGAATTTGTCATTCAATCACTCGATACTGCTTTTTCAAAAAAAGATTCTGCGGACTATAGTGCAATAACTACTTGGGGCGTATTTAGACCGACTGAAGATTCTCCACCGTGTTTGATGTTACTGGATGCACTCAAAGGTCGTTGGGACTTTCCTGAATTAAAAGCAGTGGCCACCGAACAATACACTTATTGGAAACCCGAAGCCTGTGTGGTTGAAGCAAAGGCCAGCGGACTACCGCTCATTCAAGAATTACGAAGAACAGGAATCCCAGTACAAGATTTTGTCCCTGGTCGAGGAAAGGATAAAGTATCTAGGGTGAATGCAGTGTCTCCAGTCTTTGCTTCAGGTATGGTATTTTACCCAGAAGGAAAGCAATTTGCTCATGAAGTCATTGAAGAATGCGCAGCATTTCCTCATGGAGATCACGACGACCTCGTGGACAGTACCACACAAGCTGTGTTAAGATATAGGGAAGGTAATTTTATTTCGGCTGATTTTGATTATGAGCCTACAGACGAAGTAAGAATGCCTCAAGAATATAAATATTACACATGAGAATTAAATGGCCGATTATTCACCGATTTTAAGAGACGATGAAGTTGCAAATCTAGACCCTGAAAAATTAGAAAAAGCTAAAAAGAATTTTCAAAATGTAGCTTATGGTATTGCTAGAGATGTGACGCCCGTGGTCGGTGAAGCGCAGTCCTATAAGTATGCACTCCAAGACGCTGAGACTTTAGCAAAAGCTGCTAGAGGTGAAGAAGGGTATGAAGATATGACTCCGATTGAAGCAATAGGGTATTTAGGATTAACGGCACTTGGGGTAGCGGGTATGACTCCATTAGTAGGCCCTGTATTTAGAGGAGCTCAAAAAGGAATTCGATCACTGATGCCGAAACGTGGCCCACGGACGATGGAACCATTACAACCCTTATCCTCAGCTGAATCAACAGCGGCAGTAGAAAACTTTAGAAGAATAGCTGAAGAAGATCCAGGCTTTAATTACTTTGTTGCAAACCTACCTGAGTATAGACGAAGACCAGAAAACTTTGCAACCAATTACAGAGAGTATATGGCAATCCCTGAAGAACAAAGACAAGCCTTTACTAACGTAGCAACTAACCCTGCGCTAAGACAAGCTTCAGCTATGGAACCAGTAATTGCTAGAGCAGAATCTGCAAAACAAATGTTAATTAACCAAGACAACTATAATACTAAAGTTGCAGCAAACTCCTCTAAAGCATTAACGATTCCAAAAGAACCATTAACATTTGGTAAAGGGTTAAAAGCGAACCAAGACAATACCACTAGATCGTATTTAGGATCTGCTGCATTTGATGAAATAAGTAAATCAGGAAATGAAGTTGCAACTGCACAACAGTGGTTAGGGTTTTTAAAAGGATTAAGAAATAAAGGGATCAAAGCTGAAGAATTATCTGATTCTGGTCTTGTAATGTTTAAAGGCGATGAAGCAATTGGTGGAGACATATTTAGAATAGCACAAGATAATCCTAATACCAAAATTACTAAAGGTGAAATATTAGCAGCATTAGAAACTAATCCAACGTACAGATTAAAAATAAAAGATTATAATTATCCAATCAATACTGAAGAAGTATTAAACACTTATCCAACCTTTGCAAAATTAAGTAAAGATGTAGACTCTATGATTTTAAGAAAATCAACTGAGATGTCTGATGTTGCAGCACGGTCTAACATTACTGCAATTACTGAAGCTCTAGCTGGAGATCGAATGATCTTTAATGATTTAGCAGCAAGACTGTCTACTAATCAAAACAATGTAAATTCTTTAAAACAAACTAGAAGACGATTAAATGAAACATTAGATACTTTTAACGATAATGAAAAGTTAATGGTACGAAGTTTAATTGATGAATATGATAAAGCAATTGAAATTGCAGAACGAGGAGTAGGAGCAACCACTGCACCAAGACACAAAGGAACTTTTCCTGGTGGTGGATATGACTATAGAGAAAAAGTTTTATTCTTAGATGAATCTATTCCAGGTAACTCTGATCCTAAAAAAGTATGGTCGGTACACTTTAATGAACCGAATGCAGTGACCTTTGTTAGATACGATACTAGAGGGGTAGACAATTATGGTGATACATACTTCATGGTTGAACTCCAATCAGACCCTCATCAAACGTTAGCGAAAGAAGGATCTAGACACTTTAAACAGTTTAAATCAGGAGACACTAATATAAATCCTAACGAAATGAATAGACGAAATCCATATGGTAGAAAGCTAACATCGAATATTAAAAAACGAGAAGTCCAAGATTTATTAGATGAGATTCAAGAGTACAATAAGATTGCTATGGATAGACCACTATCTCCACCTGAGTTTGATAGACTAGGTGAATTAAATAAACAATTAAAAATTAAAGAAGCTGAATTACAAAGAGCACCTGCAAGACCAGGAGAAGCTAGACCAAGTGAGTATAGTGGAGGCAATAAAGCTATGTATGATTTTTCAAATCGAGGTTATGACTATTTTCCAATGGGTAATGAAAATACTTGGGTTAAAGCAAATATTAAATCGTTAGTCAGTGATGCAAGAAAAAATAACAAAAGATATATTGCATTAGCTCCAGCTGACTTCTTTCAATTAGGTGTTAACAACAAACAGAAGATTGAACAGTTCTATGGATTAGGTGGAGATCAACTATCTGGTGATCTTCTTCTTAGAGAAGGAGATACAGGTAAGGCATTATTTGATAATTCCAAAGGAGAAGGATTTGGTAAATATCGAGACTATAAAACAGGGGAACTAAAAGGAACTGCAGTGGTGCCTAAAGCTATGCAAGATGTTGCAAAAGAAATAGGAGCTCAAGTAATAACTAGAAAAGTATATCACTCAGACCCTCAAAAACCTTACAAAATATTCGATACAGATAAAAATGTTCCTATGTATGCATTTAAGAAAAAATACGAAATGGATGAGTTTTATGACAATATTGACTATAGAGGCAATTTAGAAAAAATGGAAATGGATGGGGATGATCCTAGAAATTTCGTTCAAAGTATAGTAATAGATTTACAAGGATCTTCAAAAGGAAAAATGAAGGGATATAAATTAGGAGGATTGGTAGAAGTGGATAGATCTAACTTCGCACCATTATTTTAATGATTGATAAATATATTAAAAAAGCTACCATGCAAGCTGAAAAAGTATCTGACAATGTTAGTGGACAAATTGCTCAACCACAAAAAGTTGCAGGTGGAGTAGAAGGGTTTAAAAAAGAATCAGAGCTTAGATTAAAAAAAGGTGGTATGGCTTGTAAGGGTCAAGGGCTAGCAAGAAAAAAGAAATTTAAGGTGTATTAATGTCGAGAGAAGATTTAGAAAACAGAGAAGAATTAGAAATCGAAGAACAAGGTACAGGATCTATTCCTGAAGATGTAGATACGGTACTTGATGAAGATGAAAATGTAATTGCAGGTGAAGTTCCTGAAGAAGTTCAAGAAGAATCCTTTTATGCTAACTTAGCAGAAAGATTAGATGACCAGACCCTAGCTAGACTTGGATCTGATTTAGTATCAGATTATGAACAAGACAAAAGATCAAGACAAGAATGGGTAGACACATACATTAAAGGTTTAGACTTATTAGGATTCAAATATGAATCTCCAACTAGACCGTTCTTAGGTGCTGCGGGTGTAACCCATCCATTACTAGCAGAATCAGCAACACAGTTTCAAGCACAAGCAATAAAAGAATTAGTGCCTTCAGACGGACCAGTCAGAACCGAAGTCATCGGTGCACAGACAGATGAAAAAATAGATCAAGCATCTAGAGTTAAAGATTACATGAACTACATGCTTATGAACAAGATGGAAGAGTATACTCCTGACATGGATCAAATGTTATTTATCCTTCCACTAACAGGATCTACATTTAAAAAAGTTTATTTTGATCCAGTATTAAACAGAGCTTCTTCTAAATTTATTAAAGCAGAAGATTTAGTAGTGCCATACAATGCATCTGATTTAT